AGCATTAGGTGCAGGTTTAGTTATTATTGCACCTGCTTTAGGTTTAATTGTTACGGGATTTGGTGCTATAGGTGGCGCTATAAGTGCTGCTGTAGGTTTCTTTGCACCTCTTTTAGCTGGGGCAGCTATACCATTAGCAATCATTGGCTTAGGTGTTCTAATTTTCAAATTTAGAGATCAAATAGGTTCAGCGTTTATGGGTATAGGACAAGTTTTATTAGCCCCATTTAAAGCTTTTGGTGAATTTGTTGGTAATGTTTTTAGAGGTGTTGTTAATGGGATAAAATCAGCATTTCAAGCAATACCTAATACTGTAAAAAATATTATTAGTGCAGCAACCGCACCTATAAGAGCATTTATTACTACTATAAATAGAGCATTATCAAGATTAAATTTATTTAGAAGAAAAAGAAAGAATAATAGTAATAATGGCAATAATGGAACCCCTCCTGGTATGGCTGCTGGGGGTGTCGTATCAAGTCCACAACTAATATATGCAGGTGAAGCTGGTAGTGAATATGTTGTACCAGCTAGAAAGGCTGGACAATTCTCTAAAAATTATTTATCAGGTTTAAGAGGTTCAGCAGCAATACCTAGATTTGCAGAAGGTGGTTATGTTTCACCAAATGTAAATATTACAACAGGTGCAGTAACACAAATGGATGGTACTAATTTTATAACTACAAATGATTTATCTTCTGCTGTTCAAAGTGGTATAGATCAAACATTATCATTACTTCAATCTGATTTAAGAACTAGACGCTCACTAGGTATGGCATAATGGCTAATTTTGATATATTAACATTTTTAGAATATTACTCAGATAAATCTAGCGTTTTAGATAGCAATGGTAAAAGATCTCCTACTAATGCATACCAAAATTTTTATCAATCTGCACAAAACTTAACAGCAGATTCAGCTATAGATCAAACAATGAATTTTACATATCTAGCATTTGATGCTAGTGGTTTTGCATCTACTGAAGCATCAAGTATTAGTGATTTAACAATAAATTTAGCTGCTACTGCTTCTATTATTGACCTTACAGATACAGCTATTGGGGGTGATCGTCTTGTAATTGCTTCTTTATATACTCAATCTATAGGACAAGATACATTTTCTAATTCTGCCTCTCTTATCTGTAGATTTACAGGCACTATTGATAATGCAAACGTAGATGATACTACTGTTACTTGGACAGTAAGCCCTGCAATATCAAAACAAAAAGCACAAGTACCTTCAAGACGTATTAGCAGTGATTTAATGGGGAGGTTTGTTGCAACATGAATGATTTAGTTTTTGCTATTAATATTAATGCTATTTTGGAAGATGGCAGTGAAGTAAATAATGTTACAGGTGAAATTATTGATAATAAAAGAGTGTATAAATTATCTGATAATACAGTTTTAACTGGTACAAAAAAAATTAAAACTATAAAATATTCTTTGTTTGTAGTACCTCCTCAAATACTACCTTTTATAATCTCTAAGGAGAACGAATAATGGTTAGAAGAATACAAAGAATTGGTAGAATTGGTACAACCTTTGTAGGTGGTCATGTACGAAATAAATCAGGTTTTACAGCAGATGCACAAAAAAAATCAGAAGTAGGGCAAGATGCACAAATATTAGATGAAAGTTTAGATAATTTTAAAAAACCTAATAGTGATCTAGATGTATCACAAAAAATAGCAACAACAGGTGAAACTGTCCCAATTGTTTTTGGTAAAAGAGCTAATAATATTGGTGGTGTATGGATGCAACCATCTTTAATAAAAGCAGGTACAGAAAGTTTTACACAGAAATTATTATTTGTTATATCTCAAGGCGAAATTGCTAGTACACCAATAAAATCTAAAGCATATACAGGCTTAACAAAACTAAGTTTTTTAGATGACACTTCTATTACTCTTAGTCATATTTATGCAACAGCAGCATCATTAGCTTCTTCACCAAATTCATGTCCTATATCTAGTACTGGTCTTTTTTGTGGTAATGATATATATACATATTTAACAGCATTATTTAAAGCATCATCTGGTACTAATTTAGAAAATGACCCAGACAACGGCAAAGATTATTTCGGTTATAAAGCAAAAACTTTTGGAACAGGCGATACTTCAAATACTACTTTTGTAATGTCTTTACAGGTTTTTGATGCTGAAACTGGAGATAATGTAACAACTGCTTGGCAAAATTATCTTGGTGCAGCAGATATGGAATTTGGTTTTAATCAAAGATTTTCAGGTAGTAGTTTTGTAGGTGGTAGGACCGTTGGTACTATTGAAGATTTTAATGCTTTTATAGGAGGTGCTTTAATTCCACCAATAAATGCAACAACTGTTGCGGCTGGTACATACTCACAATCTGATTTAAATGCTCTTAATGCAGTTAGTAGTGGCAGAACTAAATTTATTAATAAATGGACTTTTGTTTCTGTTAATAACCAAGCAGTACCTAGTAACCCTGCAAGTACTGGTACTTTAGAAGGTGTTCAGTATGAATATACAATTAGCACAAGTACAACAATACAAAATACATCAAATAATAATTCTTCTTTTGCTGATATTACTTTTTTAGCCGTATCTGGTAATTTATTTGAAATTCCTTCTGCTGGTACTTTTCCTACTTCTACAAAACAACTTTATATATTTTATGAACAGGGTGTAAAGGTAGATTTATTTAGTGCTGGTTTATCTGGTTCTAGTTATACAAATGGAGCTAGCAATCAATTTATAGATTTAGCAATGCACTTGTTTAAGTTATATAAAAAAATTGATGGAAACAATACAGCTACTATTGTTGCACCTGTAGAGCTATCTAATTTACAAAGTTTATCTACATTTTGTACTAATAACAGTATGTTTTTTAATGGCATAATTTCTAAGGCTGTTAATATTGTTGATTTTATAACTAAAACATCACCATATTATTTTTTATCTTTTTTATCTGTAGGTGGTAAATATCAATTTGCCCCAGTACTACCTATAAATGGTAGTAATCAAATTGATACAACTGCACTAACTCCTACTGCTACATTTACAGAAGCAAATATTATCCAAGGATCATTTAAAAAGGGTTATTTAAGCGTAGAAGAAAGAAGAGATTTTGTTGCCAATTGCATTTATACAGAATGCGTTACAACAGCAGTAGCAAGACGTAAAACAGTTAGCGTTAGATTTACCAGTAGTGCATTAGATTCACCTACGGAGCAATTCGACATGAGTGATTTTTGTGCTGATGTAAACCATGCGATTCTTTACGCAAAATATGAACTGGCAAGAAGAAAACATAGCACACACAATATAAGTTTTTCTACACCATTACTAACAACAACTTTAATACCTACAAATATTATAAAATTACAACTACAACGTGAAAATAGTGTAGGTGATGATCGGACAGAAGTAAATTATTATCAAGTATCTAGTATTACTTATGATAATGATGGTGTTAGTAATATAGAAGCTGCACATTTTCCTTTGGATACTAATGATAAATCAGAAATATCTTTAGAAATAACTACTGGTACTTTTACTGTTTTACAATGACTACTTTTCCTTCATTAGAGCCAGAAACAAGGGCATTAGTATATGGAGACTACCCCCAAAATGTACATGAAGGGTTAAGTGGTGGTAATGTCAGGTTTAAAGTAGGTGCAAAAAGAATTGCACAAAGATTAACCATTACATACGAATATTTAACAGAAACAGAAGCACAAACATTATTAACACATTACAACGGTCAAAACGGATCTATTGTACCTTTTGATTTATCAAGTTCAGTATGGGCTGGTTACTCTACACCACCTGTTAGCAGTAGTAGTTATCAGTGGCGGTATGCACAATCTTTTCAAATTAGTATATCTTCACCAAATAGGTATAGTACATCTATAGAGCTTATTAGCGTACCTTTATAATGGCTACTTTTCCTACAATAATTCCTACAACTAGATTATATACACAGGGTGATTTCCCTAGTGCTATACAGTCATCATCTAGTGGTGCAACAACAGGATTTAGAAGGGGTAATAGGCGTATAAACCAAACACTACAATTAACATTTGATAATTTAACAGAAACTCAAGTAAATCTTATAAGAACACATTACGATGGTCAGAGTGGTAGTTTTGAAATATTCTTTTTGTCATCTAGTACATGGAGTGGATATACAACACCACCTGTTGCATTAGTTTCTGATTTTGCATGGTTATATGCAACACCACCAACTATATCTGATGGTATTGTAAGTAAATGGAATGTAGAAATTGAACTTGTATCAGTACCTATTGATATTGGTGATTTAATATTTGATGCAGGGGATTCTGGGAGTACTGCAAGAACTTATATATTAGATGCCTTAACATCTAGCTCATCACCTGCTAGAACTAATATAATAGATGCAAGGGATTCTTCTTAAATATGACTATTACATTAACTGCTTTACAGAAGCAAAGAAGAGATACAGCTAGTAATTGGACATCTAATAATACTGTATTACTTGCAGGTGAATGGGGTATAGAGTCAGATACTAAGAAGTTTAAAATAGGTGATGGATATACAGCATGGCAATCTTTAGATTATGTACCAATACCATAT